ATTAATCATTAGAGATGCTTTTTCATAAGTGACTCCACTTGGCTCTCTAAAGTAACAATTAAATAATCTTCCATTAGTATATCCCCAATAACCAACTTCCTTAGCATTAGACCTAAATTCTATAATTCCATCAGCTTGCCAATGTAAACCAGTATCGCTGTCTCCAATAGCTAAAGATATAGTTGGAGTAGCAGTGATAGAAAATCTACCTCTATCTACGTATAATCTACCATTACAGTATATATAACCGCCATTACTAATATCTCCAGCTGTATATATTGTGTTTGAAGCATTTATAGTAGTTACTCCTGATAAAGCACCTGATACATTTTGAGAACCATTAAAAGGTTGTCCCCAGATAGTTCTTGTATCTCTTAAAATTTCAGCTGCCAAATATACATAATTAAATGTTTTTTCCATCGGAGAATTATCTTGCGAATTTTTGACAGGAGCATTATATGTATAAGATCCATTAGCCCAAGAATATCCATCTGGTTGTACCTGTATTTTTTGATTATTTGTAGTTCTATAATAATATATACCTCCGCCTCTTAAATAGATTATTTCAGTAGAAGCCATCGTATTTTGTTGTCTTCCTCCGAAAGCAGTTTCTCCACCGAAAGCACCAGCGTACCAATTTAATTTTGCAGCAATAGGAATTGTTCCCCAACCAGAACCCGTCACTTCATAATCTAACAATAAAGAAAAACCTTGTTGATGTGAACCCCACGTAGGTTTATCGCCTCTAAGTCCATTAAATATAGTAATTCTTAAAGGAGTTCCTCCAGTAGCAGGTGCGCCAATTATACAAGGATACCATTTATTAGAATCTAAATTTGATAAGTCTAAAGTTAATTGCTTGTTACTTAAATGACTAAGAGCGGCAGCCCAAGTTGATCTTCTCAAAAAAGTATCATCTGAAGAATAAAAATAATCACCTTGATTATCTGGATTAACAGCTGTTGATATAAATGGTACATGAAGATTTCCAGTCATCGTATCTCCTGTCTTAAGGACGTATCTAGTGTCTGTTGAAGCCTGTGTAAGATACTCATTACTATCAACTGAACCATCGGCCTTGAGGAATTGAGAAGAAGTACCTCCTGAAACTTTTTCATATAAACCAGGCAAAGTGATAATACCATTTACAGGTTTATAGACAGTACCATTCAATGATATATCTCCCCCACCAATAGCCTGTCCATTAATCCATTTCTGAGATGCAGCATCATAGACAAGAGCTTGTTTGTCTTGAGGGTTGCTAATATTTGTATCAGCTAAATCTTGTAATGTAAATGATATACCTCCTGAAGAGCTAATACCAAGAGCTGTGATACCTCCTGTCATATAGAAGTTAGCCATCTCTTCAGCACCATCAGAGTTATATTTAACTCCTTTTATAGCATTTCTTTCAGCATCATACTCCAAGAATATATCCCCAATCTTTATCTTAGGAGTTTCTATCTTGTTAGTAAGGTAGATTTCTGTACCATTAAAAGTACCATAAACATTACCATTAGCTTGATATGTAGCACCCCAGAAAGTAGCATTCTTTAATCTATTAATAGAATCTCTATTTTCTTTACCTTTGTTACCTGCATATGCAGTATCAGCAGTTTCACCTAAAGCAAGTGATTTACTAATTTCTACATAAGATGTTCCTGACCATCTATAAGTAAGATTAGTGTCAAGTGTTACATATATCTTTCCACTTTCTCCTGTAGCAGGCAGTGCTGAAAAAGTACTATATTCAAGTACATCATCCACATAAGAAGGAAGGTACATTGATGATATTAAACCATCATTGTCAAGAGGTACTACACCTCCTGCTCTACCTTTCTGACTCAATGGGATATAATCTTTAACAGCTTCACTGATAGCTGTATTCATTTGAGAGGTTGTAGAATAAGGACTAAGAGCTTTAGTAAGATGAGATACAGCTATCTGTTTATCAGGGTTATCTCCATCACCAAGTATAGACCATAAGAGGTCTTCATCCATTCCACCTCCACCCCCACCAGTATTAAGACCTAAAGCTGATACAAAGCTATTAGAGTAAAAGCCTCTTGGAGTACCATCAGATTTATTTGTTACAAATATATCCTGATTTGAATCTTCTGCAAAGTAACCTGCTATCTTGTTCCATAGTGTCTTTTCAGCTAATGTAACATGGATATCAGCATTATTTATATGATTATTTAATAGGTTCTGTACAGGAGTTACTGCATCAACTACAGCCTTTGAGATAGCTGAATTAGTTTCTGACTTAGTATAATAATTACTTAGGTCTACCTTAATATCAGTGAGTCTCATTGAAGACCAATGAGTTGCTCCTGCCTTTTGTATAAATAGCCTATCTTCAGTAGGAGTAGTATCAGCCCAATCACCAACATTAGTTAATTGACCAAGAGAAGAGGCACCTCCTGTACCTCCACCCCCTCCATCTGATTTACCCATAGCTGTAATACCTCCATAAGTGTAGAAGTTTCTTCCTACCTCTGCACCATCAACTATCTTATTTACAACATACAGGTCACTATTCTCATCTTCCTTAAACCATTTACCTATTATATCTTTTACAAGTTGAGTTACAACATTGATATCTACATCTCCACCACCTGTGGGAATATTATCTATTTGTTGTTTAACCCATTCTTGAGTAGCTAAACCTGTTAAGTCAAGATGGCTCTTTGGAATAATTTCATTTTCAGCATCAAGAGCCTTCCACATATCTTCAAGTTTGAAAGTCTCTTCAGGTATCTTCATGCCATACCATTGTTTAAGTTTAGCATCATAACCTAAATAGAACTTATCAAATGTCTTATCTACACTGTTATCTGTTGTAGACTTCTTGACATCAAGAAGCTGCCATAAATAAAGAGAGCTAATTGAAGAATAGAATTGTAATGTAGTTACCTGAATATCATCAGGTTTAACATAATTGGCTTGACAGGCTAAATCTACAACCAAGAAGGCATCTTTATAGACTACCCTTGCATCATAACCCTTTGAATAGCTTACTTCAAAACTGTATTCTCCAGTTCTTTGTACTGAACCTTTTATGGTGAAGGTAATTTCATTTCCAGATACAGAATAGTCAGGAACACTAATTAATGTACCTGAACACCATACCTTGAATCTTATATTTGTAGCAGTGGACAGGTCCTCAGGAATGTTAACATTATCAACAGTCTTAGTTATAGCCCATACTACCTTTATATCATTACCTTTAACTATTTCCATATTAATTCAATTTGAATTGACTCTTGAGGTCCTCTATAAGTTTATTGACCTCTTCTTTAGTATAATAATTAGATAAATCTCCTGCAATCTGCACATTAGATTTAACTTCTATACTATTAACCATTATATTACTATTTGTTAGTGTATTATCACACTGACTGGCATCATCTACAATAGTAAATACTGAGGATTCAGTTATTCTTGCATCATAGTCTTTTGACCAAGATGCTTCAAAGCTATAATTACCAATCCTTGTATTCCTTCCTTTTATTGTAAACTGGACTTGATTAGTATTCAGAATAATATAATCTGTTACTTCAAGCTTCCTGCCATTACTATTCACATAAATAGTAAGGTTACTTACTGTATCTAAGTCTTCCTTGATAGGAACTCCATCAACTACCTTAGTTATACTCCAAGTAACCTTAATATCATTTCCTCTTAAAATGTTCATTATTTATCCTCTTTATGTAGCAGGAGCAGCCTCAATAGTTACTGGAATAGTTGTACCATCTATCAAAGTAAGAGTTCCACTTGTTATAACTCCAGCAGAGTCTTTAATAAGTTTTAGACTCTTTACACTCTTTGAGAATGTATTCCATACATTATAAAATTCTTGTCTTCCAGATACAGGCTTTGTAAGATTAGTTCTCATTTCACCTACATCCTGCATATCTTTATCTGAATAATCATTGGTAGATAATCCCTTACCTGCTACAGCCTTTACAGCATCAGTAATCCCATAACCTTTCAAGGTTGTAGGTTTATTAGTTACATTATCAAAGGATATAGAACTATCTTTACCTAAGACAGTCCATTCTCCATTATTAAAATATCTTGCAGTACCTTTATACAACCATAGCATATTGGTTGGTACTGGATTAGGTGATATTGCTATTCCATTTAAATTTTTCATATCATTATTTATTAGTAGTACTTGGTTTTTTCTTTAAAGCTTGCCTCTTAATACTTGCATCAGTTCTTGCCTTTTCTTTATCAAGTTCCAACTTCTGCTTGTCAAGCTTTAACTTCTCATCAAATTCTCTTATTTTCTCTTCAAGAGAAGCCTTAGCTTCCTCAGAAAATTCATCTGGGCTAATACCATCTCCTTCTATATCATTTTTTGATAACTGAGCTACAATAATCTTAGTCTGATTGTCTCTTATATTAGCTTGCTCTTTCTGCTCCAATTCAGCCTGCTTCTGCTGTAATTGAGCTTGAGCTACTTGCTGTTGAGCTTCAAGTTGCTGTTGTTGTTGCTGAGCCTGTCTTTCTCTAATATCTCTTTCATCTTTCTCAATAAGTCTTTGTTTCTCTGCAAGAGAAGATGAAGTATATAGCTTAGTAATAGTAGAGAATGACAATGTCTGAGTCTGAAGAGCTGCCTGAGCCAATGTATCTAATTTAGCCTGAAGTTCCTGGGTTCCATTACTATTGTCTACCACTAAACCATAGTCAGCTTCAGCAAATTCATCACCATCAATTTCCATTATTCTTGTTGATGTATCAGATAGTATATACTGGAACTTCTTACTTCTTCCTTTCATTGCAACCTTAGCTGTTTCAAGAAAGGCTTCAAGTACTCTTTTCTTAACATCATCATGGATTACAAACAACCATTCAGTAATATGACTTGATTGAAGAGTAGCTCTTTCTACTCCACCAACAGTTTCTCTATTAGATATTTGCCCTTCCCTTTGTTTTGTGATACCAACAACCTCAGACATCTCTATTTTAATAAATTCAAGAAGATTTATCTGCTGTTGTATATAGTTTCCTATGTTAGTTTCTAACATACCTCTGCTTGCATTGTTAAGACCACCTGCAAGCTTTCCAGTGGCAGCACCTATATTACCTTCCTTAAAACTGTCAACTACTGCAATATGATTAGTTCTTGCAAAGTATATCCATTTTTCAACTTCCCAACCTCTTGGAATCTTAGCTAAATCAAGCTCAAGAATTGAGCCCCAATTTGAAGCAATAGCCTTATTTAATCTATCATGAATAGCATCATATAAATAATTATAAGGCTTCATCATATCTACAAGAGAGAAAGGTTTAGTATCATTAAGGTTATATACTGAACCAATAATACCAAAATGGCACCTTGATGGGTTACTAAGTCTATTGTACTGAATAACTCTTGGACCCATATCAATGAATATACCATCTTTTGCATCTCCAATCAATGTTCCTTGCCAAGCTTCATTTATCCAGAATGATTGTGACTCTTCCCCATTATCCTTATCTATTACATAATTCTCAGGATAGAAATCATAAGTTTCTTCCCCTGTCTGAGGGTCATAGGATTTAACCTTCAATATCTTTTTCTTGGACTTCCAGTACAATCTAAGTACTCTCAAGTTACCTGCAAGGTCATAAGGAAGTAAAGAACCAGCAACTCCTTCAGAGAATAATCCAGCAGGGTCAAAAAAGTATGAACCATCAGAAACAGTTACTTCATCTCCCATCATACTTGGGTTGACAAAACCAAACCTTTCATCTATATTGTCCATACTGTCAGTAGCAGCCTGACCTACATGGTCAGGAAGATTTTCTATATACTCTATATCCTTCTTGGTAAGAGAATCATAATAAGTATCAATTACTCTTCCTGGACTCCAGTAATCTTCAAGTATAATAATATCTGCATCCTCAATCTTATTACTGTATCCACTTTTGAATACTCTAATCTTTAGAGGATTAATTCTTTCAAGAGTTGGCTCACCACCTACAATATCACATTGATAAATCTCTTCACCAACTGCCATTGCATCCATAAAGCCCTGATTGAATATCAAAGGTATATTATACTCTTTAATATAATGATTAAGCAGAGCATTAGCTCTTATCTCTCTTAGGTCTTGCCACTCATAAGTATAATAATCATTAAGCTTCTCAAGCTTATTATTGAAATCATCCTCTGAAACAGAGTTATCTCTCATGAGCTCCTGAAGGTCTTGTAATAGGGCATTCTTCTTATTAGTCTCTATTTCAGATATTGCAGTTGGGTTTGTTACTACTACCCTGAAATCAAAAACTCTCTTTGATTCTTCACCCTTAAGTACATTCAACTTACTATTGATTATAGGATAGTGTTGCAGTCTCTCAGGTATATAACCTGCCTTAATATCATCAGGATTAATAATAATCTCAAGGTCTTGCATGTGCAATCTTCCATTCAATAAATCATAATTTATCTTCTTATGAATTACTGATTTTCTGACTAAATTATAATTGAAGAATGTCTTTTGGTTAGCCCAAAGGAGATTTTGTTTTCTCCATTCCTTAGTCTTTTTACTAAAGGGTAACATCTGCCTTGGGAAATTTACTGAATCAGACATATTTTATTCCTCCTTATATTTCCATTTATAGCCATAGGCTGTTTTTCTTTTACTATTACAGCAGCAGCTTACATGATGCCCTTTAGCATTTAAACTTAACTCTGCTTCTGTAGTTGAATTAAACTCTCTAAGTATTTCATTAGTATTTTTATCTATCATTAGAACAGTCTTTGATAAAGACATAACTATCTTATCTTTTTGTTCCTTAGAAGGAGATTTTCCATAGTTAGGATGCAATTTTCCAGACTTAAACTGATATTTTTTAACTCCCCTTAGTCTATCTTCTTTTTCTTTATTAGAAAGATTGCTCCATATTCTACATGCAACTTCTCTTTGCTCCTTTATCCTTTCAGGAGAATGTTTCTTTCCATATTGAGAAGACAAAGGTCCTTTATATTTTCTTAATTTATTCTTTGTTTCCTCAGACATTGCTTCTGAGCCTTCTCCTCCATTAGCTATATTATAACATATTCCTCTCTTTTTATATCTACTGATTAGTAGTTGCTCCTCTCTACAGGCTAACTCTTTACTAATATTTCTAAATAGGATTATATGTTCAAAGTTGTTCCAGCTATACTTATTTATAGCTGACTGAAAGTATGGATTGCTCTTATAGCCATAGTTCCACCTTTTCTCAGGATTAGTATAGTGGGTTATACCCACATATACTTTCCTATTTATCTTATTCTTATGAATATACACTATATACTTTCTTTCTTCCATTTTGCAAAAGTAAGTAAAAATCTCCACTTAACCAAGTATATAAGTGATTTCTTTATTGAAGTGCTTCATTCAAACTAAATTTACTGAATTTATTTGGGTCTCTATAATTAAGAGTAAAGAATTTATCATTTCCAAGATAATCCTTTGGTATTGAGCCCTGGTCTTTTGAAGGATTTCCCTGATATAATATCATCTTCTCTTCTCTATATAACATGACCATACCTAATGCCCTGATTCTATCCACATTTATCTCTGGGTTAAATGCAATTAACTCTTCAATTAATGCTCTATTTCTCAGGTTAAACAGATTATATGTAGTTACCTCTGAGCTTTCTATACCATTCTGCACAGTAAATGTTACAGGCTTCATTAGCCAATCTCTAATAAGATTATTGGCATACATATTAATAGCTGCTGTAGCATTAACACCTTTTTGGTTACTTCCAAAGTTACTGTACTTAATAAGCTGTTTATCTCTTAAATACTCAGGAGTATCAGCTAATAAATGAGTACAATTCATCTTCTTAAAGTAAGCAAAGATACCCTTTTTATTTGATTCATACAGACAGGTTGCATTATAAAATAAACACAGAAGTCTTACTATTTCAAAGTTATCATCTGCAAATGCCTGTCTACCAGTATATTCAGCTACAACCTTATCAGTCCATAAGTCAAGAACAAAGGTAGATGATAGAGATGAAGACTCAGCTTGGTCATTATCTACAGGGTCATGACCTATAATGTATCTTGTATTTGGGACCTTTCCAGACCTATCCTTTTGAGGCATCTCAAAGATTTCTACAGCCCCAGGAGTATCATTCTCAACTCCATATTTTCTAATTGGGACATCATCAGTTAAGATAAACTCTACTTCTTCTTTACCCTGAACTAACTTACCTACATATACATCATCAAAGGCATGTACATCTTGGTCTATCTGACTTAATCTCTCTGTAAGAGAAGTGATAGGGAAGTAGGCTGCTTTAACTTTAATAATAGCTTCTGCTGGTGTAATAGGGTCCTCAGCAATTACTCTAAGTACTGATTGTGGGTCTGCACTATATTTAGCTTTATATCTTGCAAGAAGAATCTCTATAAGAGCCTTAACTACATCAGATACTCCATCTTCATTATAACAACCAGCTCTATTAATATAAGCAGGAAAGAAGTACCCAAAAGTAGATTTACCTTGCTTTGGTTTATCATATACATTATCAAGTGCATATATATTATAACCTTCAGGATTATATAACAGTGTTTTAGCAGAGGTAAAATCTGACTCTTTTTCACTGGCAGTACCTACAAGATATTGGCATGCAAAAGTATAATCACCATCCTCTACTGATTTCCTTGTTACATCATACAAAGAAAGAAGGTCTTTGAAGTTACCCATCTCTTCATATAATATCCAACCTCTCTTACCTCTTAACTTACCAGAGTCATCTTTAGCTGATACAGCCATTACTTGATTTAATGAACCTTTCTCAATGCCATATTCATCCTTATAACCCATCTGCCAAGACATCTCATTAGGAGAGTTCTTTAACATAAGGTGAGGGAAAGGGGTATTAGCAAAACTAAAGTTAATTGCAGGTTTAAACTTAGAAAGGGTACCATCCTTATCATCCTTCAAATATTCCTTCTGATAAGCTGTAAGCACTGTAATAACCCTTCTTTTGGACTCCTCACTTTCTCCAAGTATAAGATTATGTCCCATAATTGCAGAAAGAGAATATGATTTACCACAACCTCTCTTTGCAAGTTCAATTCCATGATGACCTTTCTCTCTTGCCTGATACAAGTAATGGAATCTCCAATCTATGCCTTCAAAAAAGAAGGGAAAAGACTCCTTTCTAATGGCTTTCTTCTTCCCTTTCTCTACTACATTGACAAGCATAGGTTGATAGTTAAGAAGCCAATAATGATAGCCTGAAATCCAGGCTCCATCAGACTCCCTAACATAACCTTCCCAGCATCTTCTTCTCTCTTCATCCCAGAACTTTCTATACTCAGAATTGGGATTACTGTTAGGTTTTAGAAAGGTATAACATCCATGCTCCATATAATGAATAGCTGCTTTTCTAAAGTAGTTAGCATCTGTCATTATAGGAGGATTAGTAACATCTACAATAGCTCTTCCCTTTTCATCTCTTGGTAAATCTTTATAATAGGGTCTGTTAGGAGATATTAATCTCTTGACAAACTCTACACTACCAAGAATCTCAAGTAATTGCTCCTGAACCTCCTGAGGAAGGGTATTCATTAGTTCCTCAGTTAGTTCAGTCTGATATTTATTCATTGCTACCATTGCATAACTCCTTAAAGTTTTGTGTATTAATATACTCCAGAAGAGATTTGGTAATAGAAGTGGTTAGGAGGGAAAGAGCTTTAGTTTCTTCTGTATCAGTAACAATTCTATTAGAATACTGAGCACCAAATGCAGGTATCTTTTCACTCTTACTTACAAACCAAACTTGCATTCTATAAGTCTTCTGTGACTTAACTACAGGGTTAGTATCTATTATCTTATGTAATACAAAGTATCCCTTTCTTCTATTAGGAAAGCCTTCATAATATACATTAAGTCCTTCTACTATATCATTTATTTCCATAACTATTTATAATTAAGTGCATATCCTAAATAGGATTTCTTATTTACATGGGAGTACACTATAAATTTATTATCCATAAATACCTAATATACAATGGGTTAGAGGTCCTCATATATTGCTTTTTCTTGTGCTCCTCTAACCTTATCATTTTGTGCAAGTTCCTTAACAAGTGCTCTTTCAGCTTCATCAAGGTCTTTAATTAAAGAAGGTATTTGTTTAATAGTAGCTGTTACTGTATTTAAGGTATATACAGGCTTACCTTTATCATCTTCTTTAGTAAGGTCAATATCTCTTAATAGTTGTCTCAACTTGTCTACTGCAACTCTTGTATCTTCAAGAAGTAATGCTGAAGTTGTTTTAAAACTTGCATATAATTTCATTGCTTCTTTAACAGTAGTATCAGGTTCCCAGTTAGGTCTTAAGCCTTCTCCTTCCTTAATGGATTTAGACCTTTCTTCTCTATCAACTATATATTGATAGTCACTCCTTGGGTCTTCCATAAAGTAACAGTACCCAAGTTCCATTATAGCTCTTTCTTTTGATGCTGACTTATCTCTATTCCATACTTGTCTAAATGCTTTAAGTGCCAGAGCCTCTTCTGAGATTGTAAGGTTATAACCTTCATATCTAAATAGTTTCATATCCTAAATAAAAAAAAAAAGCCCGCCTTAATTAGGCAGGCTTAAAATTAGTTCAATTCAAGCTTAGGAGTGTCAACCACAATGGTTGGATTCTCATCAAACTCCTCAATCTCTGCAACATATTTGATATCATTGTCAAATAGATATAGGTGAGGAACACCTTCAATATCTATTATATCAAACTTGTAACCTTTTACTGGATTGTCTTTAATAACTCCATCTTTAAGAGTACCTTCTCTATGCTCTCTTACTTCATATCTTTTAGGGTTAATAAATACTGTATCTCCTACTTCAATACCTTTCACCATTGGTCCAACAGCTACCACAGTTTGGAACTCTTTAATTGTTCCTGATTTTGAGGCATCCAGTAGAGTTGTTCCTTTAATATATTGCTTGTCATCATACTTGTTCATGGTAGTTACAAGACCATTGAACATTGGTTTAATCTTCTTTACAGTTATCATTTTTCAATTGTTTTAACTTCTCAAATCTCTTCTTAACTCCCATCATTCTATCATAAGTACATGATAGTTTACCTATTGAAGGTATATTAAAGTTAGTTCTTAACTTATCAAACTCTTCTTTAGTAAGGTCTTCCTTTAGTGGCAAGGATTTTATGGACTCCCTTATAAACTTCCAGTAAGATTCATAGGCTTCTTTTACCACTTCTACTGGTATTCCAAGTTCAATTGATACCTGTCTTAATGCTTCTGAATATATCATTGAAACTCAAAGAATAACATTAATTTAAATGAACCTGTATCTTCATCCATATTAGGGATAAACTTTGGATTAATCTTTCCATCAATAATAATCCTATTCTTTCTGAACTTACCCATGATTACTTGAAAATGAGCTGGAGAAATATTACATTCCTCTCTTACCTTTCTCTTAGTATCTTCATTCATTGTAATCTGGTCAAGTACTTCTGGATCAGTTATAACCTTACTTAACTTGTATCTTATTCTCACAAAAGCTGTTATAACTTCCATTTCTCTTTCTGTAAGATTATGAAATGGTTGTAGAAACTCAAACCAATATTTAAAGAAATTCCCATCAGCCTTGCAAGGAATCCTAATTACTCCATCTGCTCCCTTGCCCATACTACCTCCTTATTCTTTATTCTCTTCAGGAGCCTCTTTTTGCTCTGTAGGTTCTGCCATAAGAGACTCAAATTCAGAAGTACATTTCTTGATAAATTCTTTATCCAAAGGCAAATCAGGAGTAGTAATAATTCTCCATAGCCATTCAAGTCTCTTGAAGAAGTTAGATAGATTAGCTTCTTCTAAACTTTTAGCAAGTTGCTGATTCTGTAAATATAACTGTTTTGATTGCTCTGAAACCTGATGTAGAGCATTCTTTAACTCTTCCTCATTAAGAGGTTGTCTCATCTTTAATGCTGATGTATTTTTATCCATTCTTATTACTTGTTAAATAACTTCCACCATATCTTTGTCCATATAATTTCTCCCAAGCAAATATACTGGAAGAATCCATCTCTGTACCTCCACACTTAGTACAATAGTCAGTACCATCTGCACTTCTTATTGCTAAAGATAAGCAATGATGACAGTAGATAACTGGTTCAGCATTATAATCAACCTTATTTTCGTCTTCTCCCTTATCCATAATATTGCTTAGTTATAATATACTAAATATATTTGTCCTCCAAGAGGGAACATACTAACAATGTCCTCCTTCTTAATCTCAAGCTCAATAGCTTGTTTTATAACATCTCTAACTGTTGTACCTACAACAGCAGTAATCACTTTTCCATTCATTCTTAGTGTATTTAATTAATTGGGGGCAAGCAAGGAGTCGAACCTTATCTTTAGCCTATGAAACTAATGTGCTACCATTACACCAACTTGCAAGAGCAGATAGAAAGACTCGAACTCTCACCTAAAGATTGGAAGTCTATAGTACTAACCTTTATACTATATCTGCATTTTAATTATTTGAGGGAATGCCCAGAATTGAACTGAGAAATCTGCTTTACAAGAGCAGTGTTTTACCATTAAACTACAAACCCATTATGGTATCTCAAGAGGGGGTCGAACTCTCACTTTTACAGGGCTTAAACCTGTTGTGTCTACCAAGTTGCACCATTGAGCCATCATTCAGTCAGCATGAATCTAAATACATACTGATTAATCTTTAGTATGAATGTCTCTGTCTCAGATTTAATACCAGCACATATAGTTGTTTCTGGTATTCCATCATAAAACTCTTTGGTCTTATACTGTACATACTTCATGAATTCCTTTGTTGAAGTAGCATTGAAAGGAGTACCATGAACTGTATTAAAGTCAAAAGAAACTCCAGTAATACCCATAGCTGATTCAGCTACCAAGTCTTGAAAATCACCTACTTCTTCAAGGAAATCATCTAAGTATAGATGTGCTCCTCTTTTATCTCTGTTTGGAAGTTTGAGAGAAGCCCAATGTACATTCTTAGTTTGAGTTTTAATACCCTCAAGAACATTCACATATTCATGAAAGAATCTGAATAAACCAGCATCCTTATCTTCTTCCATTACTGTTTCTTCTCTTTGAAAACCTTCCAATAGATTGTCTCCAAATGTATCTATCATATTGTTTTAATTTGATGTTACAAAGATATGTATTATAATTTATATATGCAAGTAAATCTGCATATTTTTTTTTTGTACCCTTAGTAGGAGTCGAACCTACAGCCTTCTGAGCCTAAATCCAGAGTGTCTACCAAATTCCACCAAAGGGGCATTATAAATTGTGGGAACTCTAAGAATTGAACTTAAGCCTTGGGTTTTTCAGACCCACGTGCAATAACCACCTACACCAAGTACCCATTAAGTGGGAGTAAAGAGAATCGAACTCATATAGCCTGAGGCAGTAGATTTACAGTCTACACTAATTCACCACATTAAAGTACTCCCATTTGTTCCCCCATGAGGAATTGAACCTCACCTCATAGATAGTATAGCATTCACTACCTTATCATTAGGATTCAACACCCATCCTTCTTTTCTCAAAATTTGTATCATAATGCGGAGAAAGGAGGTCCCGACCCCCAGTCAAATAAATGACCAATCTGTTTTCAAGACAGTTCCCAGACCCTCTGAGTTCCTTCTCCATTTGCCCCTCCAACTCTTTGGTAGAGGACTTAGTTCAGGGCAGTGTATGAGGGAATCGAACCCTAATCTCTGCATTGACAGTGCAGCACATTAACCACTATGCTACATACACTATTTAAGCCTACTCTTATTGTACTTCTAAGAGTAGTTTTTATCTTTTCAGATAGCTAAGGATTTACTCTTATATCAAGTGCCCACCACAGAGAAACCCTTAAAGAGACTTGGTTTGTAATGGGTAGGGAATTTGAACCCCTCTCTGCAAGGTTGAAATCCTTGTGTACTAACCACTATACTAACCCACCATTTTGACTATCCTATCTTCACAGACCAGATAGCCCAATCTTTAAAAATCATGAAACAAAAAAAAAATCCACCTTCAAAATGTACCCCCTGATGGAATCGAACTATCATTCTAAGTTTAGAAGACTCATGTACTATCCATTGTACTAAGAGGGCATATCAGTTGTTCCAGCAGGAATTGAACCTACATTACTTGAGTCAAAATCAGGTGTAATAACCATTATACTATGGAACAATATACTTACCTTTGAATCACAGTGCAAAGATAAGTCAAATATTTGAATTATGCAAATCTTTCACTAATTATTTTTAAGATAGCATGAAAATACTCCAGAAGAGAATATTAGATAATAGCTTGAATATTCTGATTCATAGCTACTTAACCTATTTTCTCAACTAAATGATTTGCCCATTTCTCTGTGTAGAAGCTATAATAATCAGGATTATAACCTAACTTCCTTGCAATCCTAACATATAAATTATGCAGAACTGAGGGTATAGCTATCACTGGAATATACAGCCAACCTAATAATTGAGACTGATAACAGTGTCCTAATTCATGTTTAATTATCTTCTCTGGGGAAATAGGAAATGTAAATATATAATCACCTAATGAAAAACTTGAAATAATATATTTGCTGCAAATAACATGCCTTTCATTATAGCTTCTACTATAAGAAGCTGAGAGTCCCAAGCATCCCCATATTAAGAATGCAAGATAATTCTGTGGAAATTGCCATAACCAAAGAATAAAGTTCTTAATCCATTTCATACCTTATACCTCTTTACATCTAACATTCTTGAACTAACTCCTTGGGCATAGTATCTCCTGTCATTACTATTGACTGACACACATATAGCACCATCACACTTGACAATGTTTACATTCTTAATAACCTCTTCAACTACTCTTCTTTTCATATATCTGTTCTTTAAAGTGTATAATAATCCCTTGAGCAGATTGGTTCTCTGCCAGAGTTATGTTTCCATAACCCCTACCATAGCATTTCATTACAGGCGGTTTACCCCAAGAGCACTTTACCCTCAACCTTTTCTCATATACATAGGTGTGCTACTGTAACTTATAACTAAGGCATTTGTTAGCAGGATTTTCACCTCATCCACAGGCATACCAGCCTTAAAATAAGCTCTTTGTTATAAGAGAAGTGTGGACTACTACCCTGTCAGTTCCAAAGCCTGAACTTCTGTAAGGGACTTCTTTGGAAGAGAAATCAGATGTATAGTTCTAATTCTGGTGCAAATATAAGTAAAATAAATGACATATACAAATCTATGATTATTATTTATGAAAGTTTAACTATTGACTATATAATATGCTGTTCTTTTAAGGCTTTTAAACATCTTGCAGTCCATTCTACTAATGGTTCATCATTATCACAACTCATATATTGTCCAGTTTGGAATATGGAATGTACTATCTCATGTAGCACAGTAAGTTCAATTTCATCCTTTGATAGTTTACTACCATCAGGCTTCTTTGTACTAATAGTTATTACCCTTGAAGGACTTTCTGTTTCTCCAAATAACCACTTATCATTTTCACCAACTACTTCATCTACAAACTGTATTTTCCAAGTACTCCCAAATAAATTATAACTCTTCTCTTTCATACTTTTAATTTTTGGTCAAAGATAAGTATATAGTAGATACTATCCAAATAATTTAATTTTTTTTTTTTAATT